TCCATTTCCCACTTTTGAGTAAATGTATTTGCAACAACAATTCTTGAAAATTCATTTTTCATTTTTGTTGCACATCTTTGTTGAGATTGTGCGTGAGCCTCTTTTAATTTCGTCGCATCAAAATTGTAGTTACCATCTTTGTCAACAAAAAAATCATCCGCAGAAATAACATCGGGGTCGTCAGATGCTACACATCTTAAAATTGTTTTACCTAATGTTGTTTTACCACTTCCAGGTACTCCTCTTAAAAGTATTAAATCTCCGATGTATTTTTTTTCATTTTCCATAAAAAAAATTTGTTAAAATACAAAATTGGGGGGAAAATTGACCCCCCCCCCTAATTTTATTTTACTGTCGTACTATCAGCATTAAATTCTACTATAGTATCTTTTTCTGATGATAAAGTAGTATCAACAGAAACAGCTGTTGAGTCAGTGGTTTCAGTTGATGTGGTCGACTCAGAACCACATGATGTCAATACTAACATAGTACTAACAACAAAAAACAAAATGTATTTTTTCATAATTGTAAATATAGGAAAAATATTTTAAATAACAAAATTTTTTTAAAAAAAAAGTCCCAACTGTCTGTCGGGACTAAAGGTCTTTCAATGGGTTCAACCCCATCTACTTATGAAAAAAACGAAAAGGTAATCGGCAAAGAGAACCTCCGAGAATATAAATATATATAATTTTTAAAAAAGTCAAGATATTTATAATTATTTTTTTCTAATAATTAATTCCCCATCTTTTACCCTTAGGGTCACAGGTGTTTTTTCTTTAATATTATTTTTTAATATTTCTTCACTAAGAAAATCTTCACACAAATTTTGTATGATTCTTTTTATTGGTCTAGCACCGTATTCTTCTTGTAAATTTAATTCATATATTTTTTGAGAAACACTAACATCAAAATTTATTTCATAATTTTTTTCAATTAATCTGTTTTTTAGTTTATCTAATTCTAAATTAATTATTTTTTTTAATGAATTTTCATCTAAAGAGTTAAATAAAATAATGTCATCAATTCTATTTAAGAATTCAGGATTAAATTGTTGTTTTAATGATTTTTGTATCATTGTTTTTTTAACTTCCTGTTTTTGTTTAGTGGTTGTGGACGTTTCAAATCCAACACCACCACCAAATTCAGATACTTTTTTGGCCCCCACATTTGATGTCATAATAATTAATGTGTTTGTAAAATTGACTTTTCTACCAAATGAATCGGTTAAATGACCTTCATCTAATATTTGAAGTAGTAAATTAAAAACATCTTTATGTGCTTTTTCAATTTCATCAAACAAAATGACAGAAAATGGATTATTCTTTACTTTTTCTGTTAATTGTCCACCCTCATCATACCCTACGTAACCAGGAGGCGATCCTATTAATTTAGAAACATTATGTTTTTCCATAAATTCGCTCATATCAACTCTAATCATTTTTTCAGAATTACCAAATAATATTTCTGCCAATGATTTTGCTAAAAATGTTTTACCAACACCTGTTGACCCTAAAAATATAAATGAACCTATTGGTTTATTATTATCTTTAATACCAACTCTATTTCTTCTAATACATTTAGAGATAATTGAAATTGCATCATCTTGTCCAATGACTTTAGATGTTAAAATATTATCAAGATTTAATAATTTTTCAGTTTCTTTTGAATCTAATTTTGTTATAGGTACACCGGTAATATTTGAAATTATTTTATAAACGTCTTCAATTATTATTGGTTTTTTGTTTTTATGTTGTTCATTTACCCATTTTTCTTTTTCTTGTTCTAGTTTTGTTAAAACTAATTTTTCATTGTCTCTTAGTTTAGCGGCAAGTTCATAATTTTGTGTTTTTACAACTTCTAATTTTTTTAATTTTATTTCATCAATTTCTAATTTTAATTTCTCAATTATTTCAGGAATTTTATTAGATATTTTCTTTTCGGACCCTAATTCATCCATAACATCAATTGCCTTATCTGGAAATTGTCTGTCTGTCATAAATCTTTTAGAAAGTTTAACTATTGTTTCTATAACACCATCTTCATAATTTACTTTATGGAAATTTTCATATGATGTCTTTAAGTTTTCTAAAATTTCAATTGTTTCTTTTTCTGTTGGTTCCGGTAAAATTATTTTCTGAAATCTCCTAACTAACGCCGAATCCTTTTCGATATTTTTTTTGTATTCATCAAAAGTTGTTGCACCTATACATTGAATTTCACCTCGTGCTAATGCAGGTTTTAAAATATTTGCAGCATCCATCGAACCGCTGGCATTACCTGCACCGACCATTGTATGTAATTCATCAATAAAAACAATAACATTTGGTGCTTCTTGTAATTCATTTAATATCGCCTTTATTCTCTCTTCAAATTGACCTCTATATTTTGTACCAGCAACTAAAGAAGTTAAATCTAATGACATTATTCTTTTATCTAAAAGATTAGTTGGACAATTACCTTTATTAATTAGTAATGCTAATTTTTCAACTAAAGCGGATTTACCAACACCCGCATCACCAACAATAACAACGTTATTTTTCTTTTTTCTCGATAGAATTTGTGCAATTCTTTTTACTTCATCATCTCTACCAACAATAGGGTCTATTTTACCTTCCTGAGCGAGTTTTATTAAATCTCTTGAAAAGTTATCTAATATTGGTGTGTTAGAATTCTTTTTAATTTTTTTATTTTGATTCGTTGATTGATTATCATCTATAAAATCTACTGACATATTTAATTAATTTATTACAAAAATAAGTTTTTTTAAGTTAAAAAAAAAATGAATTATTCACAATTTTAATAATTATCATAAAGAACACATGTCAAAGATCAAACAATTAAAAAATGATGAGAAAAATAATATTAATATTATTGAATTATTGTCAATTCTTTGCACAAAAAGGACAAAATATGTGGAAACATTATTAAGAGTAATAAAAAATGAAAAAAAACATAAACAACACATAAAAGAAATAAAAAAATTCTTAAATGAAGAATTTAATATATCTGAAGAAGATATAAAAAATATTCCTGAAGATCATTTATTATTTTACCATTCTTTTATGGAAAATATGATAGGATTAGATGATTTAAAATCATATCAAAAGTTTTGTGAATATAATGAAAAAAATTTAATATCTAATAATGATCTTAGTACATATAAATCATTTTCACAAATTAAATCATCGATGTCAATTGCTGAAATAAAAGAATTTGAAAAAGAATTGGAGGGACAAATAATTGAATTATTCAAAGACGATGAGTGGTTGATATTAAAACCGTTGACACATCAGTCATCAAAAAAATATGGTTCAAATACTAAATGGTGTACAGTTGCAGAAAATAGTCCTGAATATTTTGATAATTACACAAGAAATGGGATACTGGTCTATGTTATTAATATGAAAACAGGTAAAAAAACTGCGGTACATAAATCATTTAGAAATAATGAAATCACATATTGGAATCAATTAGATAAAAAAATAAGTCAGGACGAAACAAACTTACCTTTTCATATTATCAATATTATTCAAAAATCTTTAAAAGATAATAGAAGTAATTCTTCCTTTTTAAATAAAAATGGTAAAAAAATATCTGATGATCAAATTTTTATAAGAAACAATAGGATTCGTATTAAAGATGTTAATGATGACATTACTAATGTGACAAGTAGTCAGATTAAAATAAAAAGATAAGACAATTTGTCATAACATATTAAATGGTATAGTTATTGATTTTTTGTGGAAAAAAATATATACCATGATTACATTATTTAAAGACCCATTTTTTCAGGCAGTTGATAGGTTGTTTGAAAATGAAACAAATTTTACCTATCCTAAAACAAAGATTGATAAAACAGAAACCGAGTACAAAATTTTAATTTCAGTTCCTGGTTTAAAAAAAGATGATCTTAAGATTACTGTTAAAGACAGTACATTGAAGATTACATTTGAAAAAGAAGGTGGATCTACTTTTGTTGGTAATTTCACAAAGACCTACACATTACCAGATGAAATTAATGAAAATCAAATCGAAGGAAAGGTTGAAAATGGTGTATTAGAATTATTACTACCATTATCAAAGAAAAAATCTTTGGAAAAACTAATTTCTCTTAATTAAATTAAAACCCCGAACTTTTTCGGGGTTTTTTAATATTTATAATAAAAATTATTTATGAAAAATTTTTATGAAAAAATAAGTGAAACAGAAAGAGTAAGAATTCTTGAAATGCACAAAAAAGCATCAAATAAACATTATTTAAAAGAAGACCAATTACCACCATCTGACTGGGCTAATGTTGTGACTCAATTTAAAGAAGAAACAAAAGGGATTGAAGATGTAAATAATAAAAAGTTTCAATGTAAAGATGAAGGGGGTAATGTATTGTATACAGTTGAAAATACATCGTCAGATCAGGGCTCACCAAATAACCTTTCCGATGCTACCGCTACTATATATTTAACAGATAAAATGAAAACACATATAAAGAATAATATGAGTATATTGCAGACAGTACAAAAGACTTATCCATTTACTTTTGATTTAAAAAAAATAGATGAAGCTGATTCGAACACAAAAATTATAATAAGTGTACCAATTGATCAATTTGGTGTTAGACATGGTGCCGGACAATCAAGTGTTGCTGAACAATTTAAAACGTTTTTACTTAATGCCAATTTAGGTATTGGATTCTAATATTTAGGATATAAAATTAAAAAAACCCCTAAAGTTAGGGGTTTTTTATTTCCAATATATTTCGTATATTATAATAAAAATATTATTATGGGAATTATATCAGAAAAAATCGAAGGTAAAGTTATCAGTATTGAAATAAACTCATCCAATTTAAAATCGGCTTCATATAATACAGAAAATGAAGATCTTATGATAACTTTCAATAATGGAGGTATTTATGAGTATAATAAAGTACCTTGGGAAGTTTTCACTAAATTAAGATTGGCAGAATCTCAAGGAAAATATTTTAACGCAAATATTGCGAAGAATTATAAATACAAAAAAGTAAAATGAGTTTGTTTGAAGAACTAATAGAAGATAAAGAATTAGATAAAAAGATCATAAAATCTTTTAAATCAAAACCAATATTATGTCCTTCTATTTTCAAAAAAAATAATGGTGATTATAAAATACATGAAGATATTAGAAAAAAATTACTTGAAATATCTAATGAATATCTTGATTTTATTGATGTCGAATTTTTTGTTCACGATGTTGTTCTAACGGGATCTTTATCAAATTATAATTGGTCCGAATTTTCAGATGTTGATTTACATATTATTATTGATATGGATGAATTTGATAATAAAAAAAATTCAGATTCTACTATTTTACATAAAATAATTGAAGATTTTTTTGATTCAAAAGAAAAAGTTTGGAAATCAAAACATAATATAAAAATAAAAGGTTTTGATTTGGAAATATATATTCAAGATTTACATCAAGATCACGTATCTTCTGGTGTTTATTCTATTCTTAATAATAAATGGGTTATAAAACCAGAAAAAACAAATCCTAACATCGATGATAACAAAATCATTCAAAAAGGTGAAGAATATGGTAAACAAATAGACGATTTGATAGATAAATTAAGTCAAAATAAAGATATTAGTGACGATACTTCTAAATTATATAAAAAAATAAAAAATTTTAGACAAAGTGGTTTAGAATCAGGTGGCGAGTATTCTTATGAAAATTTAACATTTAAACTTTTAAGAAGAAATGGATATATTGAAAAATTATTGAACTTGAAAAGTAAGATAATAGATAAAAAATTATCTATAACAGAACAATAAACAATAATTTTTTACATATATCCTTGTATTTATAGGATAAGAATAATCATTATTTTAAAAAATTAACATGGGAGATTTAAAACCATTGGGTAGTGAAAAGTTAAAAGGTGACGACAAATTAAAAAGAATCCTTGAATTAACTTATTATAATAACCCTCAAAAATCAACAGTAAACAATAAAAAAGCAGAAATAGTAAAAGAATCTTTTAACGGTGTTTTTGGTATCGTTAAAGAAAAAGACGGATACTATATAAAGAAAGGTTTAAATGAAAATTCACTAGATTATATTGGTGGGTTATTCATGAAAAACAAAAATAAATTTTCTTCATATGCTGAAGCGTTAAAAAGATTAGATTTACTTGTTGGTCAAGAAAATTTACAGGAGGCTAAAAAATATATTTTAAAACCCAAAAAAGAAGAATCGGGTGATGATATGGGGTCAACTCCACCTCCACCATCTACTGATGATATGGGTTCAACCCCACCTCCCCCACCTCCTCCATCTACTGATGATATGGGATCTGATATGCCAGCACCCCCATCTACTGATGATATGGGATCTGATATGCCAGCACCCCCATCTACTGATGATATGGGATCTGATGTACCTCCTCCTCCATCTACTGATGATATGGGATCTGAATCTGGTGAAAAAGAAAGTAAGAGATCTGATTATATGTCAGATATACAAAAATTTTCAGGTAAATTAGGACAAGAATTAAGAGATCAAAGAGAAAAATTAGAAAGTGATGATATAAAATATGTTTTAAATATGGTTATATCTGCTGTAAATTTGGATTCATTAGAAGATGAGGATATTGAAGAAGTACGTGAAAAATTTGATAGGGATAATGAAGAAGACACTTCCAGTGAAACACCAAAAAGTGATAAAGAAAAAACTCCTGAAGTAAGTGATAGTGACGAATCTAATGAAACAAAATCCACAGAAGATGATCTAAATGAAACTATGGATAAATTAAATGATTTTATTAAATCACCAGTAGTGGGTGATGATGAAAATAATGAATATGATTTTACAGAAGATTTAGGTGATTTAGAAAAATATAATGATTTAGGTGATATTAGTGAAAAAGAATTAGATCTTGATGAAATGCAAGATGAAATAAATAAAAGAATTGGTGAAACATTACGTAAATATTTTGAATAAAAATGTTACTAATATATGTTAATGAAATTGGTGAAGATTACAAAGGTCAAAAACAGTATGAATTTATTTTTAGTAAATCTACTGAGCTTGATAATGATGAGTGGTTTGTAATTCCAGCCTCAATTTCCACTAATTCTAAATCACCAGATGTTGAATATATTGATTTGATTGGTTTATTAAAAAATAGTGATATAGAATTAGATCTTGTTCAAAACTCCGATTATTTCGGAGTTATTGATGCTGTTGACGGTGTAATTTCCTTGGCTTGGGAAAAATTTAATCCAGATACCGATAATAACAGATTAACATTTAAATTTGGTGAAAATTTAGATAGTGTAACTAAAAAATTAAAAGAAAGAGGTTATCAATTAATAAATGAAGAAATTAAATTTAAAACAATATGACAAGAAGTGATATGGTAAAAAGACTTGTAAAAGAAGGTCTTACCACGAAAACATTGGTTAATTTTAATGATAGACAACTCAAAGATCTATGTGAAAGAATGTTAGGTGAAGCGGCAATACCACTACCAGCAAAACAATCTTGGAGAATTGATGGCATCGGTGATTTACCAGGAAGTCCGAAGGGTTACACAATTAGTCAAAATCCGACTGATAAAACTATAACTGCGGTTAAAAAGGAATCCGAAATGAAAGAAGAAAAGAAAAAACCAACAGAAAAACAATTATCCGCTTTAGATAAAAATAAAAACAAAAAAATCGACAAACAAGATTTTGAATTGTTAAGAAAAGGTAAAAAATCCGAAGTTAAAGAATCTGAAAAATGGATTCAAAAAGCAATTGACCCATCTAAAAAAGGATCTTTGAAAAAGGCTCTTGGTGTTAAAAAAGATGAAAAAATACCTGCCGAAAAATTAAAATCAGCATCTAAAAAAGGTGGTAAATTAGGTCAAAGAGCTAGATTGGCCATGACATTAAAAAAATTAAAAGAACATAGTGAAACAAAAAATTGGGTTGAAAAATTGGTAGAAAATAATTATCATCCGGTAACAACAAAAAATGAAATAATGGAAATTATTAAAATAAAATTACATGAACAACCTCAACCTGGTATCGCAGAACCTGAAGTTTTACCTGATGTTGATGATCCACGTGTAGAACCTGACGACGATCCATTTAGTGACCCATTTGATGAACCAGGTCCTGTAGGTGACCCTCAACCAAAAATGAAAAAAAGAGGTGATGATTTACCTGATTTTTTAAAAAGTTATAATATTTTAGGATTATAAAAAAAAATATAAAATGTCAAATAAAAAAAAGATTAATAAGTATCAAACAAATGAAGATATGCAATTCGATGGTCCAAGTAGACCTGACCCAAGTGTAGAAAGAAGTCTTTCAACAAGAGATACATCATTTAAAAAAGTTGATTTTCCAGATACAGGAGAAGGATATTCAAATTATGAAGAATTATTAGCGAGCGATCAATATAAAAATGCGTTAAATAAATTATCTGAATTTACTGGTGTTAGTGATATTGGTGTTGGTACATCTGAAACATATGGTCAATTATCTATGAGGGCTTTTGGTATGTTGTCTGAACTTATTAGGGCCGAAACAGGAAAAGAGGGGACGTTAATTAAATTGTGTGAAAGAATGATGGTAAATATGTTTCCTGAATTAATAAAGAGAAATAGAAATGGTGAACCAGTTTTAGATCAAGAAGGTAAACCAATGTTAAAAGTACAATTTGATTTTAAATTTAAAAGAGAAGGATCAAGTTTTCAAAAACCAAAGAATAAACAAGAATTAGAACAAAAAGAAGAAGAATTAACAAATGATTTTAATGATGGTGATTTAGATTTAGAAAGGGCGAAAAGACGTTTGGCAAATGCCTTAACTCAAGGATCATCAATTGATGCCACATACGCCTTTAAAAAATTTGAAAATATTGTAACAAAAGTTATTGGTGTACCAAATGTTGTAGAAAAATATGGTTTTCTTGTTTCAACAATGATGTTAGGATATTGGCAATATGATGAAAGTATGTTATCATCAGCAAGTAGTTCAGGTAAAGGTGCTGCGGGTAAAACAAGAGTTGATACATCTACAAATCCACCAACAATACATGCTGAGGCGGTTGTTTTTCCATTTTTAATACATGAGGCTGTTAAAGGAATTATGGAATATTTGGCAATCCCTAAATCAAGTAGTTTTAAAAGTGGTAGAGATATCGAACTATATAAATCAGCAAGAGAGTTAGAGGATCAAGTTATTCATGAAATATGGGATATTAGATTAGGTCCCGCAATTTGGAGAAAATTAATTAAACAATTTCCTAGATCTTTAGAAAATAATGTAAGAAAAAGATTTTTTGAAAAAAGACTTCAAACATATATCTACGTTAATATTCTAAATTTAGAGAGAAAAGAATTTTTACTTTTATTTAAAGAAATAATGGGAGAAACCGAAGATGGTAAGCGATTGTTGGGTGCAATGTTTTATGATATTTCAGGTAAATTAAAAGGTGATGAAGTTACAAAATCAACATCATATTTTAGAAAAGAAATGGATGAATTTATGAAAAAACACGGTAATGATGACTCGACTGATGATGATATAAGTGATTTCTTATCACAAATGGGTATAAGACTTAATTAATATAAAGGGAGGTTTTACCTCCCTTTTTTAATATTTATATATAAGATGAATTCAAAAATAGAACAATTAAAAGAGTACGCTAAGATCATAAAAGACGCCCCATATGCATTAAAAACATATTTGACGACTTATGATAATACTCAAAAAAAGTTTGTACCATTAGAATTGTTTCCTGATCAAGTTCAATTGATTAAGGATTACGAAACTTATAATGAAAATATTACAAGAAAATATAGACAGGCGGGTGTTTCAACAGTAACTGCCGCTTGGATATCAAAAAAACTTCAAACCGCAAAACCTGAAAATCCTGAAAGAGTTTTGATTATTGCTAACAAAAGAGACACCGCAATTGAAATGGCCAATAAAGTTAGACACTTTTTAGATCAATGGCCAGAATGGATTAATGTGGGGTTCCATCCCGATAAAAACTCAGAAAGTAGATTTAGATTAAATAATGGATGTGAGGTTAAAGCAGTTGCAACATCTGCCGATGCGTTACGTGGTTACACACCTACGATACTTGTGTTTGATGAGGCGGCATATATTGAGGCGGGTGAAGATTTTTGGGCGGCATCAATGGCGTCATTATCTACGGGTGGTAAGATTATTCTTATTTCAACACCAAATGGTTACGATCCGATTTATTATGGTGTATATGACCAATCATTACGTGGAATAAATGATTTTCACATTACCGATTTAAGATGGTTCAAGGATCCAAGATATACAAAAGATTTACGTTGGGTTAAATGTAGTGACATTGTTCATTATATGTTAAATAGAGAACAATATGACGACGATGAAGTTGTTATGTATGATTTTGATATTGAAAAATATCAAGAATATGAAGAACAGGGGTACAAACCATTTTCTTCTTGGTTTGAAGGAATGTCAAAGAAATTCAAATATGATAAACGTAAAATAGCACAGGAATTAGAATGTGACTTTTTAGGTTCAGGTGATGGTGTGATTCCTAACGATGTTCAAGAGAGTATTGCGAAGAACATGATTAGACAACCTAATGAAAAATACATGCAGGGTACTCTTTGGCAGTGGAAAGAACCAATAGAAGGACATAGATATATTATGGGTGTGGACGTTAGTAGAGGTGATAGTGAAGATTTTTCTTCAATCAATGTTATTGATTTTGATGATAGAGAACAAGTAATGGAATATATAGGTAAAATACCTCCAGATGATTTAGCGTCAGTAGTTTATAAATGGGGTATTCTTTATGGTAATGCCTTTGTGGTTGTCGATATAACCGGTGGTATGGGAGTCGCCACATCAAGAAAATTACAAGAATTAAACTATAAAAACATTTATATCGACGGTATTAATACACAAAATATTTGGGAATATAATAAAAAAGCAATGGAAAAAATCCCAGGTATTAATTTCAACAATAAAAGAACTCAGATTGTCGCATCATTTGAAGAACAATTAAGAAAAGGTTTTATAGTTAGATCAAATAGATTGTTAAACGAATTAAACACATTTGTTTATATAAACGGTAGACCAGATCATATGAAAGGTTCACATGATGATTCAATTATGAGTTTGTCTATGGCGTTATATGCTGGTGAAATTTGTTTCAATCAATTACAAAGAGCGGATTCTGTTAATAAAGCAATGTTGGAATCTTGGGTTTCATCTGAAAGAACATATGAAGTGAAGAAAACATTCTATTCTTATGGAACATCTTTAGACCCAATAGGTTCTCTAGCAATTGATGATAATTTTTATCATATGGACAACAATAGTAATTTACCAAAAGACGCATATAAAGAATATTCTTGGTTATTTAATAAAAGAAAATAACCTTTAATATCACTAAAAAAAAATATATTTTTATACAAAAGTATTTATAAATTATGGCAGATAGTAATTTAACAGTTTTTCAGAAATTAACTAAAATGTTTGGATTTGTTGGTCAAGAACCACCTAAACAAACAAATCCATCGTTTAATTTTTCTAAAGATGAATTATTAAAAACGAACAGTAAAGAAGAATATGAAAACGCTTTGTTGCAATCACAACAAAGTCAATATATTGCGGATAAATGGGCTAAATTAGATCAATCATTATACAACCAATCTGTTTATTATGAACCAAATAGATTAGCGGCATATTATGATTATGAATCTATGGAATTTACACCAGAAATATCAGCGGCTCTTGACATTTACGCTGAAGAAGCAACAACACCATCTGAAAAAGGTGAAATATTAACAATATATTCTGAATCAGATAGGGTAAAATCAATACTTGAAGATCTTTTTAACAATAAATTAGATATATCAACAAATTTACAAATGTGGACAAGAGGTGTTTGTAAATATGGTGATGATTTTGTTTATTTAAAAATAGATGAAAAAAAAGGAGTTCTTGGTTGTCAACAATTACCTAATATTGAAATTGAGAGAATTGAAGGTGCGGCATCAAAAACACCAAATCAAAAAGATATTAAGATACCAACTAGAGAATTGAGATTTCAATGGAAAAATAAAGATTTAGAATTTCAATCTTGGGAAATTGCTCACTTTAGGTTGTTGGGTGATGATAGAAAATTACCATATGGTACATCAATGTTAGATAAAATAAGAAGAATATGGAAACAACTTTTATTGGCTGAAGATGCGATGTTAATTTATAGAACAACAAGAGCACCTGAAAGACGTGTTTTTAAAATTTTTGTTGGTAATATGGACGATAAGGATATTGAAGCATATGTACAAAGAGTTGCCAATAAATTTAAAAGACAAGGTGTTGCAGATCCAAAAAATGGTCAAGTTGATATGAGATACAATCAAATGGCGGTTGATCAAGATTATTTTATACCTGTTCGTGATCCTTCAGCGGCAATGCCGATTGAAACTTTGGCAGGTGCTCAAAATTTAGGTGAGATTGCCGATATTGAATATATTCAAAAGAAAATGTTGGCAGCATTAAGGATACCAAAAGCATTTTTAGGTTTTGAGGAAGTTGTTGGTGACGGTAAAAATTTGGCGTTAATGGATATTCGTTTTGCTAGAACAATCAATAGAATACAAAAATCATTAATTCAAGAATTAAATAAAATAGCTCTAATACATTTATATATTTTAGGAATGGAAGATGATTTGGATAATTTTGAATTATCATTGACTAATCCATCTTCACAATCAGAATTATTAAAGATAGAACAATGGAAAGAAAAAATAACATTATATAAAGACGCAACATCTGATCAATCTCAAATAGGTATTTTACCTGTTTCACACACTTGGGCTAAAAAGACTATATTAGGTTTTAGTGATAGTGAAGTTGTTCTTGACTTAGAACAACAACGACTTGAAAGAGCAATTGGATTTGAATTGACTAATACACAAAATATTATTAAACGTTCAGGGGTATTTGATGAAGTTGATAAGAAATATGGTATACCTGAAGAAGAAAGGAAGAAATTAGAAGGTGCAGGTGGTGGATCTACAGAACAGCCTGGAGGTGGAATGGGTGGTGGAATGACAGGTGGAATGGGTGGAGGATCTTCTACAACATCTAGTGCAGGTTCTGAACCATCGGCACCACCTTTGAGTGAAAGTGTAAATGATAGTAAAAAAAGTAAAATTTTAAGTATGTTGGGTGATGAAAAAATGGAATTAAATGATTTATTTAATTTTAATAAGGCTCAACGTAATATTTATGAAATAGAAAATAAAATAAAAGATATTTTAAACGATTAAAAAATGATAAATTTTGGAAAAATAAAGACTAGTATTTTAGAAAATTTAGCTATGTCTTATCTAAAAAAAGATAATAAAAAGATAAAAAATATTTTAGGTTTAATAACCAAAAATAAAGACATAAAAGATCTATATCTTCTATATGAAGACATTGAAAATAAAAACATAGAAGATGAAGAAACGGCGAAAAAATATGTTGAAGAGCTTTCATCTTTGTTAAAAGATAAAAACAAAGATTTGGAGGGAATTATGGATGAATTAGAAAATAGTATAGATGATAATATTCAAATAAATGAAAATGAAATTTACAAAATATTGGATTTACTATCTGAGGAAGACAATTTATTAAATTTAGATAAAAAAATATTAGCAAAAAAAAATTTGACGAATCATCTATTGAGGAAAAAAGAAAAACAAGAAGATGTTAATTCGCCAAAAATAGTTAATGAAAATATGTTGTTTGCGGTATTGTCTAATAATTTTAATAACACTTTTCAAAGTTCATTAAGTGAAAGTGAACAAAAAGAGTTTAAAGAAATTATGATGATAAAAGAAGATGAATTAAAAATAAAAGTTAAAGATTTAAAAGAAAATATATTTTTTAAAATAGATTCAATTATTTCCGAATCGGGAAATAATTTAGAATTAATAACTAAATTAAATGATGTGAAAAAAGAAGTGAGGGGAATGAAAAATTCAAAACATAGTTATTATAAACTTAAAGAATTAAAAAATGGTCTTTAATCAAGACCATTTTTTATTTTATTAGTATATATTGTTTTTAATTTCCTATTTCTTTTATCCACGGAAGGTTTAGTGTATTCTTTTCTATTTCTAAGTTCTTGGACTAATTTAGTTTTCTGTAATTTACTTTTTAATATTTTTAGTCCGCTCTCTAAATTTTTTTCTTTATTTACATCAATTATTATCATATAGAATATAAGTATTTTATTTTTTTTAAAAAATTTGTAATTGTGGATAATTTTATTTATATTTTCTTTACACCATAAAATATTTTTAATATGTAAAAAAATAATGAAAACAGGAAAATTTATTCCATTAGGTAATCACAGTGATATAAAAATTGGTTATGGTACTGTTGATTTTAAAAACCTAAAAACAGTTTATTTAAAATTAAATTCTTGGTTACAACCCACAAATTTAGATGAAAATTTTGATAGTATAATAGTTAAAACAAGAAGAGAAATAAAAAATCTATTATACGAATTAAATGACACGAAATTTAAAAAACAATCAATAGTTGATTTGGATATTAGAACTAAAGGTATCAAAAAAGAAAAAAGATCTTTTATGAATTTAGAGATAACATTATTCGTAAATAATCAATTCGATATTAGATCAAAAGATACTAAAAAAAATATAAACAACATAATAATTAAAATTATTGATGATTGTTTAGATAATAAAAATCTTTTCAATTTTTACAAAACGAAAAAATAACTACAATATCGATGTATTTATAGTATAAAAACTATAAATGAAGATTTTAGGACCCAAAGAAATCGGACATGGTATTTTAATTGAATACGATGCCGGACATATTTCACCGGAAGAAAATAAAAGAATAATTTCAGAAATGAAGGATATGGACTTCTCTCAAGACCTTATCCTTTATGCTGTTTTACAAAAATTTGATACCCCAAATAAAAATGGTAGAATATATCCTGAAAATATATTAAAAAGAGAAAACGAAAAATACCAATCAATTATTAAAAAAGGTGGGGCATTAAATGAATTAAATCACCCATCTTCTTCTCTTATAGATTTAGATAGAGTATCACATTCAATTCTTGAGACATGGTGGGAGGGTAAAGTATTAATGGGTAAAATTAAATTATTTACATCTCCTGGTTGGAAAAAAATGGGTATAGTAAGTACTAAAGGTGATCAGGCAGCAATGTTAATTATGAATGGTGCAACTTTAGGTATCTCCTCAAGAGGTGTTGGTTCCTTAAAAAATATTAAAGGTCAAAATATTGTACAAGAAGATTTTGAACTTGTTTGTTTTGATTTAGTGTCGTCACCATCAACACCAGGTGCATATGTTTTTAAAGATCTAAATGACAGGGAAAGGTATCAAGAATCTATTGATGAAAAACCAATAGTTGATGATAGAATGAAGAGATTAATGGGAAAGTTAGACACATTTCTATCAAAATAATATTTTTTATTGATTCTAATATAAAAAAGCAAATTTTTTTATAAAATCAAAGTATTTATATAAAAATAAAATTCACAAATGACAGAAAAATCAATTTTAGAACAAGCGTTGCTTCAAGTTCAAAATCTTGAAGAGGCAGTAAAAACAAATGCAAAAGGTATACTTGCTTCAACTATGAAGGAAGAACTAAGTGAATTACTTAAAGAAAGTAAAAAAGAAGAAAAAGAGGAAAAGGTTGGTAAAAAACAATCTGAACCTAAAGGTAAAAAAACCAAAGAAGAAGAAAAAGATGTAACAGATGATGAATCTGATGATGACTTCGATGATAAACCATCTAAGGATATTGATTCAAAAGATGAAGACGATGATTCAAATGAAGATGACGATTACTCAACTGAGGATGATGATGATTCAACTGAAAATGATGATGATTCAACTGAGGACGATGAATATGTCCCAACAGATGATAATAGTTATTCGACAGATGATGACACATCAGTAGATTACAATTCTATGGCCCATAATTCTGATCAAAATGTTATGGACATGACAAAAGCATCTAATTCTGAAGTTCTTAAAGTTTTTAAAGCTATGAAACCAGAAGATGGTATTATGGTTAAAAAAGATGATGATGAACTAGATTTAGAAATTGATGGTGATGAATACATAATTAAACTTGATGGTGAAGAATCTGGTGAATTTAGTGAGAGTGATTATGGTCAATCAAATTATATGTCAGAATTTACTGAAGATGATGACAATGATCATAATTATATGTCAGAATTTACTGAAGAAGAACTTCCAAATGAAAACATGTACGAAATAGAATTAGGAGATGAAGATTTTCCAACTGATGAACTTCCAACTGATGAACTTCCAACTGATGAACTTCCAACTGATGACGATGAATATTTTCCAAATGATGATGAAGATTTTCCTCCTTTAGCTGGTAAAAATTCAGGTAAAGAATGGGGCGATGAACCTACATCTGATATGTCAAATGGAGATGTTGACGAAGATATCTATGAAATAGAATTAGAAGACGGTCAATCATCTGAAGAAGGTAAAATCGAAGCTACTGAAGCTGCTAGAACTAAATCAAATCCTCATGGTAATAAAGGTGGTTTAAACAGATCAGGTTTACCAAGTAAGAAAAAATATAAAGCAGGTTCTGGTGTTTTTGGTATTAACGAAGAAGTATCTAAGTTAAGAAAACAAAATACCGAATACAAAAAAGCTTTAGTTCTTTTTAAAGAAAAATTAAATGAAGTAGCGGTTTTCAATGCGAACTTGGCATATGCCACACGTTTATTTACTGAACATTCTACAACAAAACAAGAGAAATTGAATATTTTGAAGAGATTTGATTCAGTTTCCACTATGAATGAGTCTAAAAACTTATTTACATCAATTAAATCTGAACTCGAACATAAAAAACCAGTTACCGAGTCAGTTGTTAATAAAATTTCTTCAACACCATCAACATCTTCTTCAGAGGTATTATCAGAATCAAAAGCATATGAGAATCCTCAATTTAAAAGAATGAAAGATTTGATGAACAAAATAAAATAAACTAAAAAAATAAAACAAAACAAAAATGGGAGCATTATTAGAATCAGGTATGGTTGGTAACATAGGTCTTAAGCACCTTCGTGTTATCAAAGAAGATACCATCAGAAAATGGGATGACTTAGGCTTTTTAGAAGGTCTTGACGGTCACCAAAGAGATAACATCGCACAATTGTATGAAAACCAAGCTTCATACTTAATCAACGAAGCTGCGGTTGCAGATGCATCAGGTTCTTTCGAAACTGTTGTATTCCCAATCATCAGACGTGTATTCTCTAAATTATTAGCTAACGACATCGTGTCTGTACAAGCTATGAACTTACCAATTGGTAAATTATTCTATTTCATTCCTAAAATTCAGGATAGAGATGTGAATAACGCACATTATTCTCCATACGGATACCCAAGTCCATCAACTGATTCAGGTGAAGGATATGGTACCGGAGTAAACCTTTACGATCGTTTCTACGAAAGTGGTGACGGTAATAGTCCTGAAACAGGTCTTTTCGATTATTCAAAAGGAAGATTCAGCGCAATAACAATGAACGCTGCTAGCGTTGTTAATTTCAGTAACGGTGTGGCTACAGCTGTAAGTCCATTAAGTTCATTAAATAGTCAAAGTGTTAGTTCTTTGATCCTTACATTCACAGGATTTGCTAAAGATGGTCAAGGTAAACTTATCGGACCTAACGGTCAGATTATGGATACTGAAGAATTTTTAGCATCTGCTGAAGTTAAATTCAGTGGTGTTTCTAAGAACTTCAATGTTGTTACTCAGAAATACGGTAAAGGTATCGTTGAGTATGGTCAGAAGTCAACAGCTACTTTCCCTACTTCAATGGGTGGTACATCTAAATACAATGACATTTGTGATGAAACAGGTACAATTTACATTCAGGTAGATTTACAGAACTATTCTTCTGTTTCTGGTTATTCTAACACAACACTTAACAGTACATTTGCTCTTGCTGACTTCGTTTTACACTTCAGAGTGTATGAAACATTAGAATTCGAAGACCAAATCGGTGAAGTTTCTTTCGATCTTCAATCTGTAACAGTTTCTGTTACTGAAAGAAAGTTGAGAGCAACTTGGTCTCCTGAATTGGCTCAAGACGTAAGTGCATTCCACAACATCGATGCTGAAGCTGAGTTAACAGCATTGTTATCTGAGCAAATCGCGGCTGAAGTTGATCGTGAAATCTTACGTGACCTTAGAAAAGGTGCGGCTTGGACAGCTAAATGGGACTATAACGAATGGAAATATGGTGGAACTGGTGGTGCAACTCTTCAAGGTTACACTCAGAAAGATTGGAACCAAACTTTGGTTACCAAAATCAACCAAATTTCTGCTCAAATTCACAAGACTACTTTGAGAGGTGGTGCTAACTGGATCGTTGTTTCTTCAGAAGTTTCTGCGGTATTCGATGATTTAGAGTATTTCCACGTTTCAAACGCAGCTCCTGAGCAAGATCAATATAACATGGGTATCGAGAAAATCGGTTCACTTGCTGGACGTTACCAAGTTTACCGTGATCCTTACTTCCCGGCTAACAAAGTGTTGATTGGTCATAAAGGTAAATCATTATTGGATGCTGGTTACATCTACGCTCCATATGTACCTTTACAATTGACTCCAACAATGTATAATCCGTTCACAATGACACCTATCAAAGGTATCATGACAAGATACGCGAAGAAAATGGTTAACAACCGTTACTTCGGTACTATCACTGTAAACGGTATCACTACATTCAGTTTGGATACATTAAGATAATCTTAATTGATGTCGATAAAAAAAACCCTCGAGAAATCGGGGGTTTTTTGTTTACATAATCCCATTAAAATCTTATTTTAATTAAAATATATTATATGAATACAATTAAATGGAATTCAACAAGAACAGGGTTTACTTTAACTTATAGTAATGGTTTAAAAGAAACATATACAGATAAACCTGTTTCAACTACAAATTACGTAAAAATAAACGATAAAACATATTGGTTACTTAAAGTAAATTAATTTTTTGTTTCACAAATTATTTGTTATTTTTAACAAATGAGTGAAATAATAAGGTGTACTAAATGTAATGAAATTTTAGACTCAAAAAAAATTATTTGGTTGGAATTAAGTAACACCGATGGTAATTTTTATAAAGAAATACCATCAAATCACATATCTCAAGGAGGGTTTCCTTTTGGTCTTAAATGTTCTAAAAACGTATTAAAAGATGGGTCAAAAAGAAGTTGAGTACGAATCTTTAAGATTGGATGTCCTTCAAAATTTAATTGAATTACGTTCGATCCCGTACAAAATTTATAAGAAAGAAAATGATACCAAAAATAGTATCATTCAATTACTTAAACAAGATGATGAAGGTAAATTCATTTTTGAAACAACCTATGAAAAATCTGATGGGGGATATATTATTGGTGTTGATTTAAGGAATAAAAAACATATGACAGAAATCAATAAATTAATAGAAAAAAAAGAGGCAAGAAGATTGGATCGATACTCAGATAATAGATTACAATATTGGTCCACCCAAAAATTGATTTAATTAATTTTCGTCAAATTTTTGACCTGTAGTACTTGATGAACCAGTAGTTAAATTTTCTAAAGGAGTTGCTTTGGTTCCTGGAAATTTCTTATCCGCCCATTTATTAAATTCATCCCAAAATTTAGTAGAATATTCGTCTTTTTTAAATGTTGTGGAATTTTCGTTCTTTTTAATTATTTTATTTAATTCATCTGCTTTTTTCATTGTGGATTGATCTCTATATGTTTGTAATACTTCTACGTTTGATTTTGGTTCTCCTTCACCTTCGAAATTTTTCATATCACCAGGATTAGCACTTTCCCCAATTCCTTCTAAAAAACTAATAAGTTCTGTTGTTAACTTTACAGATTGTTGAACAAATTGAAGTAATCCATTCAATCTTTGTTCCATTTCATCTGCAGCTGCGTTATCATTTTTTTTTCTTAATTGTTCAATTTTTCTTCTTATTTTAACATCCACTCTATCATTAAATAAACTACTCAAATCATTATTAAAATCACCTAATGATTTTATTAAAATATTGGATCTGGTTTTAAGTCTTTGCCATCCCGCATTAAATGACGGATTATTAACGAAACCACCAGAACTGAATGTCTTACCCATATTCTGAGCATAAGATTTAAATCTAGCCGCAGTCCCCGCAACTTTTGCTCTAAAATTATTTAATATATCGGATTCTTGTATATTATTTTTTTCTTCTTCTAATAATTTATTTAAAATAATATTTTTTAATTCATTTTCTGTAATTCTTTTTTTCATGATACTTTTTATATAAATATTTTAATTTTTAATAAATTTCTTAGTTTTAACAATTAAACCCTCATTACCTTTAATTATTATATGATAAACACATTTTTTTTAGTTAATTGATTACCATGTTCTACACGCCCAATATCTTGGTTTCCAACGAGGCCCTGGATTGTCACAATTATGTCTTGCTCTAAATGATTTTCTTCTTTCAGGGTTATTCTTTTTAATAACCATTCTTTTTCCTTTTGCAGATTTACCACCGAAACCAAAGTTTACCTTAACAACTTTTCCTTTATCGTTCTTAACATAAACTTTAAACTTTTTAATGTCCCCTTGCATAATTTTACCTAACTGAACTTTACGTCCTTGGTATTCTGCTTCATTTAATAAATCATCAGGGATGAAATCAGTTTCTTCAACCGAACCAAATTCATCTTCATAGATGATGCCTTTAAATTTATTTAATTCTTCTAAAATTAAATTGGTTAATCTATTGATGTGATTTTCTTTGAAATGTGTCATAGTTGGTTTATTACCTTTACCTGGTTTTGGATCCTTTTTCTCGGCTCTTCTTTTTTGTGATGTCATTGATTTCTTTTCTTCTTTAGAATATGACCCAGCGGTTTTTGGTGTGTCTTTTGATATTTTCTTTAATGGTCTACATTTTGGATACCCTTTATCTGTTGCTTCTTTTCTTCCACATGGTGGATGTTTACCACCAACTTTTTTACTAACATCAACCCACTTTTCCTTAAACCATCTTCTTAAATCTTCTCTTAAAACCTCACCGGATTTAATACATTCTTCTATGTATTCTTTATCTTCTTTTGATACTACTATTCCTAATTTTTCATTATTATGACCACACTGATGACATATGTATGGATCCTCACCCCCCGTACTTAAAGGCCAATGATGTCCACATACACATTTTATTTCTTGACTCATTTTAATTATTTTTTGGTTTTTCTCCAACCACCACCATGTTCTTTATACCATTTGGCCGCCCAACCATTTGCATAAGCACTTGGGTAGACTTTAAATTTTGATTTAGCTTTCGATTTAGCTTGTGCCCATAATTTTGGATTTGTTGGTTTGTTTTTTGACTCATCAATTTGAGATTCTTCATTTAAACTAAAAGTAGACAAATCTGCTTTAAAGTTACCAACATTTTTTTCCATTTCTTTTGTTTTATTCATAAAAAAATCGAATATTTGATCCATATTGGTTTTAGCTTCAGATACGTGATCATCTGCCCAATCATGTCCATCTTGTATTATTGAATCCAAAACTTGTGGGTCCATTTTTAATAATGCCTCACATTGTCTTTTTATTTGTTCAAGATTACTAAAAAACATATAGTTTTCTTGTGATTGATTTTCAGAAATCAATCTTAATTGTTTTAATATTTTTTGGTTCAAATTTTTCATATCTATAAATATTTTTTTTTATTAAAAATACCTAATACCTAAAAAATAATTAGGAACTGTTTTATTTTGTGGACCATATGATCCGTTATACATATTAAAAAGATATGCAGTTTGTGTATCTATTTCACTTGATGTCCATCTAAGTCCGTATCTATTTATCACATTATTTACACTATATATTTGTATCATTTCGTCTAGTGTTGGTAATTTCCAATCAGTATATCCGTTTGTATTATCGTTTGTTACGTAATAAACACAAGTATTTGTTAGACTGGTTAGTCCTGTTACCATTATATTTGTATTCACATCAGCATCACCGATGTCTGTTGACGTGGCACCTAAAAATAGTCCACCATGTCCCCAAACACCAGTATTCAACATAGAGCTCCATGTTGTTACCATATTTACCACAAATCCATGTTCACCTGTTTGATCTAGATAGGCTATTTTACCTCCAGCGTAATTTTGACCGATAGATAATTGTCCATTTCCACCACCATTATTACCCCCACCACCATTATTACCCCCACCACCATTATTACCTCCGATCGTTGTGGTTAAGTTATTACTTATTTTTTCAGATACAATTTCAAAATTTATAATATCTTTATAAAAAATTTCTTCTGTGTGTGTTTTACCTTTTATTTCTAAAAAGTATTCTCTAGGTATTAAAATAGATGTATCTAAAAAGAATGAATTTTCATTTGTTCTATCTAATTTTGTCCACTGAAAGACATTTACTTGGGTTCTACCTTCTTTTATAAAAATTCTGTAATAAACATCATCTAATAATACTGTTTTTGGATTATCTATCGATCTAAAAGTTACAACTATTTTCCTTTTTTCTCCAGCTTTAATTTTTTCATTTAATTTAACACCAAAATATTGGATTGAGTATCTTTGTAATTCAGTTTGATTCTCACCAATTGTATATAGTGAAGTGTATGGTTTAGGTACAAATTTTTGTGTAATATCCCCAACTAAATTTCCGTCTATTTCAACATCTTTCCATTTGTCATAAAAGAATTTTTTACCGTCACATAAAATACCACTAATACCAAATGTGATTTTATAAACCCCCTTTTTAACTTTAACTGGTACCAAATTAGTCAATCCATCAATTTCTGTTTTTGTATTATCTAATATGTCCACAGAAGGTAATGAATCTAAATCGTAAAAATTACTACCCTTTGTTACATATAAATAAAGATTTTGACTAACCCCATGTGTAAAATTTAATCTATCATCTTCAATAACGTCATCAAAATATGTTTCAAGATATGGTTCAAAAAATGTTTGTGTGTATTTTGTATAGAATGACACACTTTGTCCAACATCAGTTGTCACATCTTGATACACAACGGAGAAGGCTAATCCAACACCATAATTGGTATCACCATTTAACAATATACCATTTACATAATCTGTAACATCTACATTGATATCTTCATTACCGTTATCAAAGTGAATTGTATCTATAATTGTGACCCCCGTTGAATATATACCTTCAGTATTCCAAGTATCTAAAGTTGTCTTATTAAACCAATTTGACGGTCTAACATCAAATAATTGTTGTCCGGTCGCTAAATCATATATTTTATCATAATCAAATCCAACCCCCTCATCCCATTCTTCATCTATTTTAAATAGAATTAAATCAAAAGAAGTTGCTCTTTTGTTACTATTACCTCTATCATCCCCCAATAAGGCTTCATCTCCAAAAATAGTATTTGTTAAATGTAATGTGTGTGTTGTGTTTTCATCAATAACATATTCACCGGAGTCTATTTTTTGTTGTAAACCATTTAAATCTATCTTAAAAAGATATTTAGAAAATGTCGTACCGTAAATAATCTCGGTATTAGGATTTCTAGCGGTGTTAATCGTAGAATTTTTTAGAATTGTATTATTTTTTTCAAAATATGAACGAAAATATGACATCTTTTTATTTAATAAATATCAATTTATCCTAATTGTTTCATTCAATAAATCTATTTTTAATTTAGAAAACAGATCTACCATAATTTTATGTTCGTCCATTGATTGTCTAGCATATGGTTCACATATGTTATGTTTATGATTTACTAACACATTATACATTGCAACAAGAAATTCATATAATTTATCCCCCCTAACTGTAGCATATGTATTTTTTTCTATTTTTTCTAAATAATCCTCTTGTTCTAAATCATACTTATTTAAAGAATCAAAATCTATTAATTTACCTGGTGTTTGATATTGTCCAGTTGTGTCCGTAGATATAAAATAAATTCTGTCTGACATTATGGTTGAAAAAGTTTGTTCTGAATCTTTATTTTCAACTAATTCATCAACTAATTGTTCATTTTCTTTAACATCTGGATCGATTTTAGTGAGGGACCAAATTAATCCATTTGTTATTCTTTGTCTAACTTTAACATTATTTAATATTGTCTGTTTTTTTTCTTGATCTGTTATTCTAGTATAAAATTCTTTTGTTGGTCTAAAATAAAATGGAAATATATCATCACTATACAAAGAGTACAGTGGATTTATAGAATCTAATCCATTATCATATATTGTATTTAATGTATTTCTAATAAAAACATAAGTATCTTGAATAGATGGTGAAGATAATGGTGGAGAAGGGGTTATTTCCAATTTAAAAGTCGGTGTAACAGTATCACCAGACAAATTTATTAAAGTGACGCCAGATAGTGGTGTTTGTAAGGAAAAAAAGTTGGTGTTGTTTAATACACCATAAAAATTTGGATTTACTTTATAAACGTAAATATTTGTATAATTTGGGTTAACGACATCATCAACATCATATTCTATAATATATTTTAATTTAGTAAATTGTACCTCTTTTGTTTTTATTTTTTTTTGTCTTATCGTGGCAGATCTTGGAAACTTTTTTAAATAAATTTTAGATGATTTTTTTGATAGGATTGGATTAGTTAACATATTTTCTTTATTCTTCACACTAGCGGCACTTTTTGATAGTAATTTACCACCTCTAAATTGAATACCATTTTCTGTAAAAATGATGTCTGAACCATATTTAGAATATATACCAAAATCAGTTTCTTTTGCAAATACACCTTCAGGTAAAAGACCATTTTTATCTGCAATATTTGGTGTATCTTTTACTACCGCACCATATGATGTTTTTTCTAACTGTTGTGATAATGTTTGACTATTGAAATCAAAAGAACTAGTAAACGGACCAGCAATATATTCTTGGTTTACATTTTTTTTATTAATATTATATGTTATTATTTTTACCGCTTGACCTATTTCAGGAATAAAATTTATGTTTAATGGTAAAAATGGTTGAGCAACAAATCTATCTTTATCTCCCCATTTTTCATAATCTAAGGCCCTTTCTTTAACCGCAACAGTATCATTAAATATTTTATATCTAATTCTACCTAACCCCTTAGGATCTTTATTATCATCACATATCGCAATGTCAATAATTTTCATAATTATTTAATTCTATTTTTAATTTCATTATTTACTTTATCATATAAAACTTCAATTCCTTCTAAATGATGTGTTAAATTAACAATTAAGTCTTTTGTTTTATCAAATTCTTCCATTAAAATATCTCTAACATCCAATAAATCTTTATTTGATTTATTTTCAACATCATCACAAATTTCCATTACTTTATTTAGTTCCATATTATATTTTTTTACCAAAAGCACTAATAATTCCAGGAGGGAATACCATTGGTCCTGCACCCAATGGTGGTACAGGTAAAGCAAAAAATTTATTACCCACGGCAATAAATCCATTTTTGTCTTCTTCTTCTGTATGTCCATCAATTATTGATTTAAGAATTGATGGTAATGTATTCGCCTCCCCAAATAACGGCTCTAATGGTATACCTGCAGCTTGTATTCTTTCTGCAATGTTCATATATGCCCTATCTTGACTATATCCGGGTAACCTATCTGAAAAAGATAAAAGTAATGCGGGTATGGCGTTAGAAATACCTCCTCTTAATGAATTATTTATTGTTGTTAGAATTAAATTGAAAATATCAAAACAATTATCAGGTGGTTTTATTAATATTTGTTGTAAAATAGAAATTATTGACCTAATAATTGTTAAATATCTTTTGTATTTATTTTTAAGTATTTTTTGAGCAATTTGTTGAATAAACATAAGTAAATCCATTTTTAATAATTTCCAAAATTCTCTTAAGAATAACCAAAATAATTCTTTTATAATATTATTGAATAGTTTATTTAATTTTTTCATTATATCTTTTATTTCTAAAACAGCACCTACTGTTGCTTTGAATAATTTATATATAATGATTACAGGTAAAAATATTTTTGGTGTAAGTAAAGACATGACTAATGCCTTAGGTAATTCTAATATAAAATTACTAAATAAATTTATTTCAAAATTTATTTGTGGTATTGATCCATCAGAATTATCAAATGCACTTTTTGCCATATTATTTAAAGTTTTATTAACTAAATCTGTTGAATTAGTGTTATTTGACAGATATACAAAATCTTCTAATATGGTTGTGTCCACTGGAACTTCAAAATCATTACAACTTCTAAATTTTAATACTTTTCTAAAACGATTATTTTCATCATCAATATCAATACCTTCAATATCATCAAAATTGAAATAAAATTCAATATCTTCGTCGTTTTCGTTGAACATATCGACCGCATTTTGTTTTAAACTTTGTCCTTGTTTTGGACTACCACAAATAGAAAATAATTTCGATATTAATCTATTTAAATAATTAACACCTTTTTGAAAAGCCGGATTATCTCCATTACCCCCAAATAATGTTAAAAACATTGCATTTTTTGTTATTTCTTGAATGTCAGGTAGTTCAATTGTCGAATAATAATCATTAAAGAAGTCCTCAACATTCACAATTCCCGGTAATCCTTGTGTTAATCCATTAACAATATATTCTTGATTACCGGCATTCCAATTCAATGTAAATAATGTGTTATTATTTTGAGAATCAAATTGATAAGGACCACTAACAAAAGTATCAAATAATCTTCTATTGACTTTTTCTTTATTTGGTACCGGTTTTGTTGGTTCATATGATATTTTACCCACATCACTATTTGGATCGACTGTCAATAAATTTAAAAAATCAAATTCTTTTGGTTTTAATGTAATAGAATCGGTTAAAATTGTGGAATCGGCACCACAAATACCTTCAGCAACAAAAAATGTTTGTTTTATATTTCTTGATATAATTTCCTCAGATGATCTTAATACAATAGTTGCGGAATCTATCGAATGTTTTTTTAATCTATTTTTTGAAAATAATTTATCGGTTCTACCTTTAGGTGAGTTTTTACTTAAAAAACTTTCGGCGATGTCTAATATCTCTGAAAATATATTTTGATTATTTTCCTTTTTTTTTCTTCTTTTTTCTAAAAAATCACCAAATTTTTTACCAAATAATTGTTCTGTAGAGGGTAAATCTTTTAGATATGCATCGTATAAATCTTGACTCACTTTTTTAGGGTCGTCATTTATTTTTTTTATTACCTCTAATTTTGATTTTATTTCTTTTTTTAATCTTTTTGTTTTACTCATTATAGTTGGTAATTTTCAGTATTGTTATTTGTGTCATCACTAACTAATTTATCAAGTAATTCACGATCCTCATCAGACAGTGTTAACTTACCAATGTTCATATTTTTTACGCCGCCTTGTGTTTGTTTTAATAAAGCACTTTGTAGTTTTACTAATGAGATCTTTTTTTCGGTGCAATCATTTAAAATTTTTTGTTGTTCTTTTATAACTGGCCCAATCATACTCATATCTTCAGCATCTTTCATAAAAGATAACATTTTTTTCATAATTAAAGAGGCGGTATTTTTTTGTTCAACAACGTCATTATAAATTTCTTGCATTAATGCAATTGCAGAGTCAACCTCTAAGGTTATGTTTTTTCTTTCTTTCATAATTAATAAATAGATTTTAATCCAAAAACCCAATCATTATATTATTATATCTTTTTTTGAATTTTTTTAGTGACAATCGAATTTCTTTTGTTGATAGAGAGGTCATTTCTCTTAAAGACAGTAAAATGAGGTTTTTGTTAAATTTATTACCGTCACCTATTTGAAATATTTTTTCAAAATTTGTAAAAATTTCTATTAGCGCATAACCTAATTTTTTTTCATTTTCAGTTAAATCCTCGTTTTCCATAAATTCTTCTATTGAATTAACTAATTTTACTATAACGTCACTGTAATCCAATTCGTAAGTATCTATGGTATATACTAAGTCTGGTCTGTCTTCTAATTCACTTGTTACATCTTCATACGATACATTTCTTTTGACTTCTTTTGCATCTTTTTGTATTGCCCCCATTAGGTAATTCTTACAAATTGTTCCAAAGTAAGAATATGCTTTAGTATTTTTTCTGTGATCAAATTTATTGATCTTAGTCATTAGAAAAGACATAGTGTCATTATGAATTTCTTCAAATTCTAAATCTTTTCTATATAATTTATAACGGCGGATTATACTTTCAACCATTATAATTAGGGGTTCTCTTAAATATTCATTGAATATCTTGTTCTTTTCGTCTTCGGTTTCAGATTCTAGATATCTTATTACCGCTTTTTCTTGATCCTCCCCAAAATATATTTTTTGGGTTCTTTTTTTCGGCATTAAGACTCTATATAATTTATTTCTCTATTATTTTTAAAGAAAAATTCTTTTTTAGCTGTTTCTAACCAAAATTTAACTTCTTTTTCTGATAATTTAACTGATTCATCATTTTTATATTTCCAAAATAAAGAATCTTCTCTAAAATTAACATGTTGATAACCAATTCTAGGTACCGTCATAATTTTAACTTTATTATGTGTTAATCTCAATAATAACTCGTAGATAAATGTTAATTTAAAATTTTCTTTAAATAATCCGTTTTCTTTTATAACTTCAGTTCTAAATAATCCACCACTTGTTTGATAGTTTTGGAATTCCATTAAAACTTCATTATCTAAAAATCCTTGTTTTTCGGTAAAACCATATGCCCATGTTGATTCATTTGTGAAACTTAAGAATCTACCTTCAACATTAATATCTTTAACTATTGGTAAAAAAACATCAACATCTTTATATTCATTTTTATATTCGTTAATTGATTTTAACCAAACTGGTTTATATTCATCATCAACTTCTAAAATTGAAAACCATTCTGTGTCGCAAGATTTTATACCAACATTGACTTGAGAACAAAAATTAGTATCTAATGTATGTGACAAATATTTTATATCGAGCTTTTCACTCAGGTTTATTTTTTCTAATTCAATTTTTATAACATTTGGACAAACAATTAATAACTTAACATCGTTGTAAAATGGTTCAACTGAACTAATAGAATTATTTAACATGACTTTATAATCGTCATCTAGTTTGTGGATTGGTAAAATTACTGTTATATTTTTCATACTACTTCTTGTGTTTTTAATTTTTCGATTGCAGTTTTAATATTTTCTTCTCTTTTATTTTTAAAAGAACTAAAAATGCTTATTATATTACTTTCTGTGATTTTTCTTTCGTATGGTAAAAGAGTTTCTTTCATTTTATTCTTTACTTCATCTTTTAGTTCGACACCTTCTAACCAAGCTAAAATATATGTTGCTAAAATTTCAACTAATTTTCCTTCGTCATATGTCCACATACCATTTTCGGTCAACCAATCGGGTTCGTTATTTGGAATTTTACCAACAACAGGAACACCACACTTCATGGATTCTAATGGAAATGTGCCAAATGTACTTTCATCATCGATCCATAATGACACCAGACATTCACTTAGTGATTCTGAGAATTCATTATATGTCATCTGAACCATATCTCTAAATGTTATCCATCTAAGTTGTGGATATTTTACATAAAATTCTGATATGATTTTTCTACTTTTAGATCTGTTTCTGCAATTAATTGCAATATATGGTTTTGTTGGTTTTTCAGATGGTTTAAAAATATCATCAACTATTGGTGGGATGATATAAACAACCGATTCGGGGAAATGTTCTAATATATATTTTTTACCCATTTCTGTTGTGGTAATAACTTTATCAAACCCAAAATCAGACCATCTACTACCAATAGATAATGTTTCAAACATATATTCTTTTTGTTGTAATAACATTACTTTATTACATTTTATATTAGATAATTGTTCTAATGCATTTGAATAATATTCAGGTACCACAATTGTGTCTTCAATATTTATCTCAACTTTATCATCTTTTATTGAAACAACATCAATAGTTTTATATGTGTCACCTAACCAACTTTCAACGCCAGTATATGTTTTATCTTCAACAAGAATTTTAGAATTAAATCCATTATTTTTTAATGTTAATGCTAAATCGTAAATATACTTTATCGACGCTCTTGGATTATTTTTTGTGTCGTATGTTAAAAAATAAACAACACCTTTATTTGTCTCTAATCTATTTAGAGATTCTTCTAATTTTTTAATGTTTTCTTCTTTATTCATCATCGTTTTCAATTAATATATTATTTTTTATTAGAGTGTTAAAAGCCATTTTAAATGATATTGATGTATTTTCGGATGCAAATACACCAATACTATCATCTTCTTCGATATTTTCACTAAGTACTCTTTCTACAAACATTTTTAATAATTCATATTTAAAAATGTTAATTGTTTGTGAAACTTCTTCAGTATTTTCAGTTTCAATTTTTTCTGACGATTCTGTGTCGTCTATTCTACATTCTTCTGTAATTCTGTTAACATCGATGTAGTATTGTTTTCCAAAAATTTCGAGCATAATTCGTTTATTTCAATCAATTTATTAATTTCTTTTTTATTTGTAAAGTGTTCATTATATTTTGTATTAAATTTTATTACATCTTTATTTTCAGGACATTTATTAATTATTTTTTCCGAATCTGTTATCCACATATCACATTTACTCCACATAGAATCAATATCTTCTGTTTTTATAAATCTTATATTATCACCGAGAAATCCATTCTTTGACAAGAAGAATAATGTTGCCGGTTTTGATTTGGCTAAGTGATCTAAACCAAGTATTGTAAAATTATGTTCCTTATTTTCATAAATAATTTTATTTAAATCACTGAAAACATTTTGATAACTTGTGGTTGCATGACCAAAAATTTCTATTGGAAATTCAATAAATAAAAAATTTTCAAATTCTTCTTTTGATTGAAATTTATAATGATCTAATAAATTATCATTATAGATAGGTTCTATTATATCATAATTGAAATCTGAAATATTTTCAGTATTTTCAACATCCGAATCAAAATAAAAATCTTTATAATGGTAATCAAATTTTTGAATTGTATTTCTTAATACACCATCAATGCTTACAAATATTTCCATAAATAAAATATAATAATAAAACATTTTTAAGTAAATAATAAACCCATACTCTTTATCATAAAAGTATGGGGTTATTGTACAAAAACGAATTTATTGTTAATCGTATCTTTTTAGTATTTCACCAATTATTGGATTTCTAACGATGTCTTCATGTCCAAATTCATATAATCCAATACCATTGACATCATGTAATCTTTTTTTAGCGTCGTATAAACCTGATTTAGTTTTGTCTTTATATTTGTCAGATTGTTCAAGATCTCCTGAGATAAAAAATTTGGAATTATAACCAATACGAGTTATTAATAGTTTTATTTGAGATGGTGTGGCGTTTTGCGCCTCTTCAAAAACTAAGATTGTATTGTCAACATTCCAACCTCTCATATAAGCAAGGGCAGCAACCTCAATTATACCTTCATCTTTTAATTTTTCTCTGGCTTCTTTACCAATTATTTTATTTAATAAATAATATGAAGGATAAATGTAAGGATCTAATTTTTCTTCCATTCCACCGGGTAGGGAACCTAACTTTTCTTCCGCTTCAACCGCGGGTCTGACAATTATTATTTTTTCATATTTGTTGTTGTCATCACAAAGTAAATCAACTGCTCTTTTCATTGCGATGTACGATTTACCAACACCAGCCGGACCGAAACAAAAAGTTATTTGATTTTCACCTAAAATATTCCAATATTCTTCTTGAGATTTAGTTAAAAATTTTTCTTTTGGTTTTTTAACTAATGATCTTATTTTTTCTTTTACCGTTACTTTTTTTTCAATAACAGGTTCAGATTTAGTTCTGGTATTTTTTTTAACTGTCAATTTTTTAGTTTTAAAATTATTTATTTTATTTATAAATATACTACAATCCTGAACTACCGAAACCACTATCACCCCTTTCAGTACTATTTAAATTGTCAGTTTCAATAAATTCAATTTCAGGATATGGTATAATAATCATTTGAGCCGCTCGATCACCAACGTTGTATTTTTCTGATGATTCACCTTTTAACCAATTTATTTTTTTAAATGTTGCTTGTATTTCACCTCTATATCCACTATCGATAACCCCAACTGAATTGGTTAGTGATAAATCATATTTACGAACTGATGATCTCGGAAATAATAAACCAACATAACCTTTTGGTATTTCAACTGCAATACCAAAACCATATGTCACATCGGTTTTCGTTTCAGACACAATACTTGTTATTGTTAAATCCATACCCGCATCATCTTTTTTTGAATACCTTGGTGTTAAAGCTCCATTATTTAATTTTTTAAATCTAACAGGTATTTTTAATGTATGTGAACCATATGATGATTCTATATCTGTTGTTAAATTTTTTAATAGTTTATCTAAATCATCAATAAAATTATTATCAATTTCATTACCGTCATCGGTCATATCTTTTTCAAATTGTTGTAATTTTTTAATGTATTCTTCAATTTCCTTTTTTTCCATATAATTTTATTTTTTTTTAACTAATTTATCTGATATCCATATATCAAGTGATTTAATTCTATCTTTTAAATCTTTATCTTGAGGCCTAAGACAACATTCAACAAATACGTCGGTTACTCTTTGTAATTCTTCAACAGATAAAATTAAATCCAAAGAATTAAAATATTCTAATACTAACTTAATTTGAGATTGTCTTAAAATCTGAATATCTTTACTATAAAATTCCATATATCATTATTTATAATACTCGGGAGTATTTTTTTTGTCAATAATACATTCAATAGGCATTTTTACTATTGAGATACTTTCACTAGATCTAACGTCGCCAGATCTATATTTTGAAGCAACAATTGTCGCCTCTTCGACTGATTCCGCTTCAACAATGTACTTTAATTTTTGAAGTCTTGGGTTACCATTTCTGTCCATTTGTTCGGTTTCATAACCGATAGTTACTAAATAATGCATAATTTTTGTTTTTTTTATTTTATAATTGATTTTAAAAATTCAACTCTATCCTTAGATACTTTTTGCAAAGAATATTTATCTTTTACTGTTTCATATAATTTATTTCCCAAATCTTCTATCATATTTGGATTATCTATTAATCTTTTCATTTGTTGAGCCCATTGTTTATGATTTTTGCGTTGTGAAACAAAAAGAGCATTACCTTTATTATTAAATTTACCATCGTCGATCGCGGAAATTAAATCTAATGTATATGGTAATGTTTCATTTGCAATAATCGCCTTTTTATGGAATCCCGCCTCAATTACTTTTAATTGTGATTTATTTATATTGAAAATATTTTCAACAAGTGGTACTAATGATACATCAAAATAATTATAATTTACACCGTAATTACTTACATCTTCAGTCCATCTTCTAACATATGGTTTATCACTAAAATATTGATCTGTTTTAATAAAAGTCGTTAAAAAGTTTTTATATTGATCATCTAAAACAGTATAGTTATCTGTGAAAATTTTTTCATATTCATACCAAACTGTCTCCGTTGGTTTTATATCCCTTCTTACAACTTCACCCGTTTCTTTATTTATTTCAGTCATAGTACCTCTTAAATCAAATCCACATAAAACGAATTGCACCTTATCTTTATGGGAATAATGTAAACTACCAATACCATTACGAAGTAACTCAATATCATGAAGATGTGTTGATCCACCTAACCAACCAAATCTTATCTTATCCGAGGGTATTGGATTTGGTTTAAATTGTTTTTCTTCGGGATTTATGGCATTTGGAAAAACTAAAACATTTTTTAAACCTATTTTTTCTTTTATTGTGTTTTGAAATACTGATGTTGTTGTTGTGACATAATCACATAATTTCATCATCTCAATTTTCTTTTCTCCAACTTTTTCTCTAAGGATGTGGTAATATAATGGGTGTCTATGGTCAACATACCATAAATCATCTATATCCATTATTACTTTTATTCCCTTATTTTTTAACCATTTTATTCTTTGAATATTAATTTCATGCGGTAATTGATGAATAAAAGAATGAAAAATTACAATATTATAATTTTTAAAAAATTCATCATTATTTTCTACATTATGAATAATATCAACATGTATTTCTTCATGATAATTATCACCAATAAATTTATATGGATCTAACATTCTGAACTTACCTACACCGAAGGTATCAGAAGGGATTGCGAGAATTTTAATTTTTGACATAATAAATATTATATGTCAAATTATAAGAAAAAAAAATGAAAAAACAAAATTATTTTGACTTATTTACTCCAGTTATTTTTCCTTTAAAAATTGAATTACCGACTTTTAAAACTAAGTTTTCATTTATTGTCGCTGTTTGTTGTGCGGTTAAAATTTGATTCAATTTTTCGTCTAATACTTTTCTGATTGTGTTTTCAATAATTGGTGTTATTTGTGTTATAATATCATTTGAAACGGAAATTCTATTTTCAATTATTTGTTGTTGTGGTTTTTGTTGTGGTTTTTTACTTATTAACCCCTCTCTTTCCATTAATTTTTTTGCACCTTGTACAAATTTCATATCAACCGTGTCATTTAATGAAATTTGTGGTATTGGATTTTCAATCATTGCTTTTTTTATTGCATCTGGTAATTTTGATTGGTTAATTTTATCTACATTTATGTTATTATTTGAAATTTTTAAAGGAGAAGGTTGAATATTTTGACTTGACATAATTTCTTCCGGTGTGGATCTAAGAATTGTTTCATCTACCTGACCTCTTTGAAAAGATCCGCTATCAACTTTATTCATTACTTTTTTAGCGTTAACTAACTTCTGCATTAAATCATTTTCAGATATGGTTCCTTGTCCTGTCATAATTTTAAATATTTTATATTAATATATTATTTTT